GGCGCATTTTCATTGCATAAGGATCTTCTATACCAGCTATCGTGGTTACTGGATCTAAATAACTTGCCATTACGTCATCTGCTCCGCTTGTTTCATTAATTTATATAAGTTTCTAGCACCTAGCACTTGTGTTGCTGGTCTAGTCATAACAAACTCACCCGGCTCCAAAAACGCTGGAGTAATGTCTCCGGGACCATTGTTGTCCATTCTGTTAGGATTAACCATCATACCTGACTCTAAGCCAAGAATACCACCCATTTCATAATTCGGAATCATACCACCCATTTCAAAAGTTCTGTACCCGGCTGTGCCGCCTATATCAGGAATCATGCCGGTTAAATCAGGAAGAGGTGTGTAATTTGGTGCGTTCGGATCATCGAAATTAAACGGAGTTTTGTTAAGTTCTTCTGGGGTTGGGATTGCGATTGCTGGTAGCATTGGAACATTTAAGTCATCACCATTAACCAAGCGTTCTGGTTCAGAAGGTTTAGTAGCTGGGCCTCCAACTCGTTCTGGTTCAGAAACTGGAGATATATCCATTATACTGCTGCCGCCCTGACCTGAACCGGTTAATGTTGGAAGTCCTGCTGCATTTCCCGCTGTTCTAATTGGGTTGACTGCGTCACTGACTGCGCCTTCAGGAGTTAAATTGGCGTAGTTTTGACCTTCTATTAATGCGGGTCTTAAATTACCAATACTGTAATCTTTATTTTTTAACGCTTCGGTCATCTCTGGCGTGTAGCCAAAAGCGTTTATGCCCAATGGTACAATGTCAGCAGGGTTAGGACTTTCTTGATCTAATAATTTTTTAGCGACAATACCTTTAAGAACTGTATCTAATATACCGCCGCCACCTTGTGCTTGTGCTCCCGTTGCTGATCCTAATAAATTAGCAAGCGGATTACTGCCATCTTGTGCTCCGCCCATACCTCCACCAAAAATATTACCGAGAGAACTTCCTATATTACCAAAAAGACCACCTAGTCCACCGCCGCCACTACCGGGTATTGTTAAAGTTTGTCCAGCAAATATCATGTTCGGATTAGCTATACCATTTGCTTTTGCTAAAGCGTCTACGGTAGTACCACTTTTAGCGGCTATTTGACTTAATGTATCACCAGATTGAATTGTGTACTGACTGCCGCCAGCACCGCCAGTAAAAAAATTACTTATTGAGCTACCTACATTTTGTAGTGAACCAATCGGATTGCTAAATATATTTCCTATTGGATTTGTTCCGGGAGCGCCGGTTCCTAAAGATCCAAGACCTCCTGTTCCTCCAAAAGCTAGTGCAGCATTTCTTAATATGTCTTCACTAGGCATAGCAGAAGTTTTAGTACCAAGACCTGCTCCAGCGGCTGCACCAGCAGGACCGCCAATTGCAAATCCAGCGGCTGCTCCAAGTATTGGACCAGCTTGTTTTATTATTTTTTTAAAAAATCCAAATTCGGGTAGACCAGTGATTGGATTAATAGACATACCCTCACCAACAGTATATTCGCTAGGATCTAATCCCACTTGCTGCATCTCTTGAAAAAGTCTAGCTCTAGTTTCTGCAGTAATTACTGGTGGTACTACCATTTCACCGGCAGCAACGTGAGCCATATATTTATCTTCGTCTCTGCCTAATCTTGCTATGCCTGCGCCGCTGTTATCAATTCTATTCATGATTGTAAAATTTTACCTTATTTAAAGTATATATTAAATTAATTAATTAATTGATTCATCATTATTTAACCAAAAAACTAATAAATATCTATCTCCTGATTGTACAGGCAAACCACGGTGCATGTGAGTAAAACTAGGAAATATTAAAGCGTTACCGGTAGGCAACGGTTCTATAATACCTCTGTTATGAAACTCAGTGCCACCACCTTTGTATTCACCAGTATTTAATGGTACCACCATACTAATATGAGAGCTAGCGTCGTGATGCCATGCACTTTGTTTTTTCTTTTTTAAATTATAATTTGCTACTTGTATGTTGCCGCTAGTTACATGTCTATTCCAAATGTTTAAAAATATTGGATTAGCTATAGTATCAACAACAGTCATTAAAGAGCTGGCTAATTCTGGACAATGTTCATTAAAAACTATTTCGGGTATTTGTCGCAGCTCGTCTTCTTTTGGATTGGGAGTAAAGTTATATTTACTTTCCATGTGTTTTACTTCGTCTAATAAAATTTTACAAAACTTTTTAGAAAATAATGGAGTAGTATAAACGTCTTTTAAAGGTTCTTTAATAATATCGGCTAATGGCAGTTTAGCTAAGTTCTTGGTTCCTTGATCTTCGTAAAATTTTACAAGGTTGGGTAAGGACTCCTTGGTTTTTTCTAAAGTAGTTGAATCAATAAACCAATCAGCGGGGTACTGTAGCAGTAAGTTTTTAAGCTTATGCACTATTTTTCTCTCTGCACACCTTTCATTTTTTCATAAGACCTTAAACCACCAAGTCCGAGCATACCCATAAGAATTGTTGATAATTGAGAAAAATCAAACGCGGGCATAGGAGTATCTATTCCTGCTACTACTAATACAAAAGACAGTAGCGGAGAAAGTATAAAGTGGTAAGCTAAAGCCACTCCACACGTCCAACCAACAAAGGGCCTCCAGCCCGCCACAAACAGACTTTTGTGTGCAGCTTCTTGTTTATTAATTTCTACTTGCGCTAAGTTAGCTTGATGAAAAGCTGTTTTTAACTCGTGATCTAATTTTGCTTTTAGGTCTTTGTCCATGACAAATTTGTCTAGAATATTACCCGCAACGCCTACTATTGATTCAATCATTTCTTATGTACTTTTTGCACAGCAAAACTTGCTGATTGTGTTGCGCCTTTGTGTGCTACAAACTTACCTGAGTGTTTCATTAATTTATAACTACCATTTTTTTGTTTCATCCAGTGATAACCTTTTGGTGCTTTAACTTTCATTATTTTTTACTCCCGGCTGGAATTACTTTACCGCCTTTTCTTTTAACCATGTCTTCAGCATCATTTCTAGATAAGCCTCTGGCAATAATAAATGGCTTTCCATATAGTTCACCAAGCACATCAAATTTCATTCCTGTAGTCATAACTAACCTCTTTAAGCGTATTTCCCGCCACGTTTTTTATATTCTTTGACTAACCAAGCGTTAGCATAAGCCGACGGATAAACGTCAAATTTCTTTTTAGCTGCAGATTTTACTCTTGAATAAAGAGCTTTATCTTTAGGTGTTGGACTTTTACTTTTACTTTTTGCCATGTTATATCTCCTTTTTAAGTTTATTATTTTAACACTTCCAGCGACGACGTGCTTGACGTATTCTAGAATTTGGATTGTTTCTTGTTTTAGCTGAACTTTTTTTCAACTGCCCCAGTGATCTTGCGCAATATGACTTACGTCTTTTCGCTGCTTTGCTACCTTTTTTAACTTTACCGGTGACGGCAGTTTTTAGTTTACTACCGGGATTTGCTTTGCGATAAGCCGCTACACCTTTTTTAGTCATGCCCGCACCAGATTTAGTGGGCCTGTAATTAGCCCCCTTGCCTTTGGTGGTTTTGCTAATAGCTTTGGTTTTCTTTTTAGGCATAAGTAGTCTTCTTTCTTCTATCGTTCATGACAGCACCACAGCCTTTATGGTTACGTTTAGCATATTTTTTCTCTGTAGTTTTACTTAATTGTGCTCTTGATATTGCCATTATGCGTACGTTCTTACATTAGTCGGTTTGCCACCAACGCCTTGACGTTTGGATCTTTTTCTTTTGACAGCGCTAGTAATTTGTTTTTTGCTCATACTTTTAGCTTGCGCTGCAGGAACACATTTGGGATATTTTCTTTTAGATTTTTTAGTTGATTTGCGCCCACACTTTTTGTAGCCACCACCCTTTTTAGGAGAGCCAATATCTACCCAGTCTTCTGCAAACCATTTTTTTAATCCTGTTGCCATTACACTATTCTATAGTTCTTACCATCAAAAGTCATTGCACGTTTTCTGTTTTGTTTTGGAGATACATAAGAAACATGCACCCAACCACTGCGCGGATCTACACCGTCATAGTATTCTAAAATAACTTGATCAAATTTAAGTTCTTCTCGAATAAAGTTAAAAACTTCTTCGTTACTTATAGTAGGTATTTCTATGTCTACCGCTTGTCCTAAACAATGTTGACTTGTACTTAAACCACCAATTGCCTTATTTAATTTTGGAGAACGATAACCACTATTAGGCGCAAAAGGTATGTCGTAGTGTTCTCGAATAGGTTGTAAAATATTTTTAGTTAGTTTTTTTAAACTATTAAAAACTTCTTTATCTTCTACAAAATTGTCTATGCCTTTTCTTTGCGCGGTAGAACTTTTAGTAAGCTCTCGTAAAGAAAAGTTAGCACTTAATTTTGTGTCGTTCGTCCATTTAGAAAAAAACATAGTCTATGTGTAGTGTTGTTCTACGTCCCAACCATATATAGTAGTTGTTACGTTTATTGTTGTTGCGCCACCGTTGTTAACTGAAACTTTTCCGACCGAAGCATCCATTTGAAATCCTTGCGGATTTACTGGATCACTTAATTGTACCCATTTATTGCCAGTATAAACTTGTAGCACACCGATACTTGTATTCCACACTACATCTCCTTGACGAAAAGACAAGGTGCTTAAATTTTCATCATTAAATTGTGGCGTTGAATTTGGGTCAAATTGTCCTAAATTGATTTCTAGTATTCTTACTAAACGATTATATAAATCAGGCGTTACCTGATCTAAAGCTGTTGGCAATCTAGTAACTAACAGTTTAGCCATTATCTTCTTCCGTCGCTTCTTATATCGTACCTAGTTGATCCTAAACGCCAACCTACACCAACATTACCGTCGTCACCATCATTTGATGAAATTCTAATTACAGCTTGTCTACCTCTAGCTCTAATAAAGTTTTGTTGCGTTGTCGAAGTTATATTAGAAGTAGCCGCAGTTGTTAGTGTATCTCCGGGAAAATTTCTTGTTTTAGTAAGAAGATTAATATTAGATCCTGTATCGGAATCTAAAAATTTTATGTCGGGTATAACTCTGCTAATAAAACTAAACTGTTCACCATCGCCTATATCAAAGTCAGAGCTTTCAATAAATACATTTGTCATCTCAGCCCCATCATCGTTAAAGCCAATTTCATGTTGGTATAAGTAGCCATCGTTTACAGCTTGAGGATAGTTTTGTACGCCTGAATCCAACCAAGCAGTTCTAGATAGCTGACCGTAATACCAAACTTTTTCTTGGTAGTTGTAAATAACATAGCGATCTATTTCTAAAGAAGAACTAGATGGGTAATACCAACCTACTTCAGAATGTTTGTTGTTAGTAAACGCGGTAATTTTATACGCTTGATCTTTATTTATATCACTGAATACGTAGTCGAGAACTGTGCAAGGTAATTGTTGCACTGTTGAGTTGTAGAAATAAAAGGAGTCGTAACTCATAAAGTAAATACCATTTGGCGCTGTAACGGCTGCATTTGGCCCTACTAAACCGGTGTTTTCATTAATTAAATTAATTCCAAAAGTAAATGGTGGACCGATAAATTGCATGCTGTAAACAGCACTATCCGTAAATATAATTATTTCTTGCCTAGATTTAACGGCACCAATAATTTGTGATCCAGAAGATAATCTTAGACTTCCAGCAGTATTGGTATTTCTAGGCTCAAAGTCTAGCTCATTTTCTTGATCGCTAAACGCTACCAACATTGGATCAATTACTCCCGATCTAGCTGCACCTTCTATTGGATCAGCACCTAACACAATTAAGTGTCTATCTACTTCCGATGTTATAACTTGTAGCCCTACTGTTGGCACTAAATTTGCTCCACTAATCCCAGAAATTAAAACTGCTCTTGTGCTTGTACCACTTGATTCTGTCCATTTAAAGATACCACCAGCTCTAGGGTTAATAATTAAATCTTCGCCAAAGTTATCATGCGACCAAAGTCTAAGTTGATTAACAGAAGATAGAGAAGAAACCGATCCAAATGTTCCGGCTGACCAAGGTCCTGCTCCCCAACCCGTGCCTTGTACAAAAGTATCTAATCCAACATTTATTTGGTATACCGCATCTGCACCTGATCCACCATTGCCAGAATCGCTTGCATTTGCCGTAGCTGTTGCCGTAAACGTAAAAGTATTAAGGCTTGGCACTGAGGTTATTTGATGCTCTTGATTGAGAACGCCGGCAGTAATTAAACCACCTAAAGATACGGCTCCGGCTATTGTTACAAAATCGCCAACAACTGCTCCGTGTGCATCATCTGTTGCAGTTATAGTTGAGCTGCCGTTTGTTGCAGCAAAAACAATACCGTTTGTTGTGGTAGCTCTAATCGGTGTTATATCGTCAAAAGAATCTCCCTCTAATACGTAATATTTTAAAGTAGTACCTATTCCTAAATATTTAGTTCCTTCAAGTGCCGTCCAATTAAATAAAGCACGTCCAGTACCTAAAAAACTACTGTCGACAACTTTCTGCCAACCACCAAACTTTTCTGGTCGGCCCATACGAAAACGTACTAGATTGCAGTCAAACCAGCCAAATTCGTTATCATAAGAAGTCCCTTCACGATTAATGCCGGGTTGAAAGTTTATTTTTTGTAGTGCCATTTTTTCATTTTACACGAAAAAAATTTTAAGCATAAGCTAGAACAGCGTTATCTTTAATAAATAACCGCAAATAGCTAGTGAGAGAGACCCAAAAAATACTAGAGCAGTTTTGATTGAATTATTAACAGACCTTAATTCATTCTCAATTCCGTCTAAACGTCGATAGTTTTCTTTCCAACGTTGTTCGCAAGCTGCTTCGTGTGAGCTTAATCTTTTATCAAGTTCTGCAACGGTCGCTCTAGTCATCGAATTATTTGTTAAACCAATTTTTTAAATTGTATTTTATTTCTTCAAACTTATGACGATTAGTCTGCCTAAGAACAAGTACTCCAATTGTAGCCACTAATAAAAGTATTATTAAAGTTTCCATATTACTTACTTTCTTTTTTACCTAGTTTTTCTAGGTCGTGAACTAAGCCGCCATGTTCATAACCAACCATGCCACCTTTTTTCATTTTAACAATGCCACCTTTTTCCATTTTAGCAATAGCCATCATGTCATCGTCACCCATACTTGTTTTTTTATTTTTACCGTATTTCATATTTACCTCTTAATTTGTATTAGCGGATTACCACTATCGTTTTGTTTGTTTTGAATAGTAGTAACTAAATCCTCTAATGCTTTTATTCTAGCTTTTAATACTAACACATCTTTTTCTATAACAACGTCTACATCGG